TTGGTCCTTGTATCAAACAGTCTTATTTTACCATCCCAAACCCTGTTCTTATATGCAGGCATGAACTTGGCTTCTGGGACATCGTAACTGAAAAAATCATTCAGTTCTCGTGCAATACTTCTTTCACACTCCACTTGAAAATACACTTCGTTTTTCTTATGGAGAATAATATCACCCATGATCCGATAAAAACCAAGCTACTAAAGATTTTCTGATTCCTCTAATTACAGGGGTTACTCTATGCCATGTAATAGAAGGAAAAAATAAAATTGCTCCTTTTTCTGGAAAAAAGGTTAAATATCTCTGAGGATTATTTGGTCCTCCTGTTTCTATTTGAAAATTACCACCTTCGTAACCATCATTTAAATACATGGTCATGGATAATTTTCTAACACCTTTAAACATTTCACTATAACCATAATCATGAGGATCTATATGCCAATCATATTTACCACCTTCACTATAAACTGTGTATTGTAAAGGTTCTATTCTTTTTAGATCAAAAAACCATTTACCTTCTTTAACAGCAACATTTGCAGCTGTCATTAATTCATTTTTTACAATTTTTGGTGGATCTAACCAAGCAATTTTACTCATTCTATAAGAATTATCCTCAGTATCAGCTTTACCTTCTTCCCATTTTTTTTCTGTTGATTCTACCCAATCATATATGATAGAATTGTGAGGTTCTAAAAGAACATGAGATTTACCATTATAACTCATATCCCAGATTCAAACTTTCTCCATTCAATTGCATTTTTGATTTGGAAAGATCGGTTTGAAATAGATTTTACAATTTCTTGAAGATATTCTACTACAGCCTCGTAGTAATCTACCTTTCCTTTGAGTTCTCTGATTTCATCATCAGCCTCAATAAAAGTGCGTTCTTCGTCTTTGGTTTTTAGTTTGAGTGGAAAATCTCCTTTCTCTTTATAGACATCCTCTGAGGCTTTACCTGTATAGTAAATCCATTTATTTCTCTTGAGGACTGCAAGATCACCTTGAGTCTTCTTGAGAAGAAGAGAGTGTTCTGTAAGAAGTTGAAGATATCTGGAGTGAAGTGAGGGGATACGTAAAGACTCAATATCCAACTCCATATCGTTGATCTTGAGATCTCTTTTTGCTTTTTCTTGTATTTCAGATAGTGTCATAATAAATTATCAAGTTGAGTCGCTCAAAGCAAGCACCCAAGGATGTTGTCGCACATGAATTGAGTGGACTTATTTTATTAAAAAATATGTCTGAGCGACTCAATACTATTTATAATGCAATTATATCGTAGTATGAATACCTGAATGAGGCTAATGCCTGTAGATATTCAACGTCCGTTTGCTGTTGATTATAATCTAGACCTGACAGTGAAATTGGAAATATATCTTTAAATCTAAGTTCCACTTTTGCTATATTTTTAGAATTAAGAATCTGTAGTGTACACTCAGAATATAAATCTTGATCAGTTGCAGGAATAGGAGTATCTGGAGCCTTTTCAGCATTAGATACATTAGTAGAAGTTGCAGTCGCATAGGATGCTCGTGAAAATGGAAACGAAATATCCGTTATCCATTTGTGCAGTTCTCTATAGTTTATCAGTTCTTCGTCTACCAGAAAGGTAACATCCAATGTTTCATAAGTGATCTTATCACCTATGAGTCCTAGATCCACCATTGGTGTAGGAAATAATGCTTCACCTATATTCACACCAGGCACGTTTGCAGAGACAACAAACCATTCTACATTTGGTATCTTGTCAAGTACAATTCTAAACTGTGATGGGGAAGCGTAATCGTATACTGTTGGTTGTCTGATAGTTGCCATTTTAAACTCCTATCAGTATTTAGGTGGGTTTGAAAGGGGAGTCTCTTTTACCCCCCTTTCAAATAACGTGATTACATCAAGTTAGCAACTTTAACTCGGCGATAGTACCGATTTGCATTGGCACTCATCGTCTGAGCAGCAGTAGCATCGGCCTCAGCAAAAGGATTACGGGCCATTCCATATCGGGTTTTGAATCCGATTTTTGGTTGGAAAGAATTCTCTCCGATGGCACGAACCATTTGCAATGGGACGTATGGGCAATAGAAAAGTCCAGCGTCATAAGCAACTGAACCTTTATACCCAACAACAAACCACTGTTCGTTTCCTGTTGGGGAAGCATAAGGAGCAACATAGACCTTATATTTACCCATCAGTGTTCCGGCAAAAGTATTTCCTGTAGTATCAACTGTCAGGTTGTTACTAATTGCAGGGGCGTAATCAAGTACTCCGGCCATTTGCATTGCAGATGCAACGTCATCAGAACACATAACAATGTTACCTGTTCCTCTACGAGTATCTACACCGATAGCATTGGCGTCACGATCTACTTGAAAAAGCATACCTTTGAATTTCTCAACTGACCAACGACCATTGGAATCAACGTCCAAGTCAAAGATGCCAGGAGTTGAAGCTCCATCTGCACCCTTTTTGGATGTGAAATAAATGGTACGAATGACTTCACGATTGATCTCAGCAAGAATCTCAGAACTCAGAATATTTGACAATTCTGTTTCAGCGTCAAGACCATGAATAGCTTTCAGATCTTGTGCAAGTTCCATTGAGTATTCTGCTTTCAGTCCACGACTCTTAGCCGTAACTGTGGATTGCTCAATACTGAAACCCATTTCTGAGAATGCAGTTCCAGCTGATCCGTCACCCAATGCCTCAGCAGCAGACAATGCCATACCTGGCCTTGCTGTGTATGCAGTTGCAGAAGGACTATCGTTCAGTTTGCCTGGATTTGTACCAGTTTGAGCAGTTCCACCACCAACGTCAGAAGCAGAGAAGTCTGTATCAACTTCGTCATGAAGCGCTTCGTTTGTTTCACCTTGTGCAATTGCACCTGAAACTTCGTTAGGTGCAGACCCACTAACAGGAGCTCTTTGTGAACGCATTGCGAAAATGAGTCCTGTTGGTCCTGTCATTGGTTGAACACCACATACATCGTATGCGATCAAATGTGGCATTGCACGGCGAACTAATGAAATCAAAATTGGATTCCAGTTGTCTACGGCAGCTCCACTTGCACTGTTATTTGGAACAGCTTCACCAAGGAATTGTCTTTCTTCCCTGAGATGCTTTTCTTGGTTTTCCAAGATTACTGAAGTAACGGCACGCTTGTATTGATCCTTCATCTCTGGAAGATCTGGATGATCTAATACTGGTTGCCACTTCTCTTGGAGATTTTCACTTTGAAACATATTACTCCTTAAAGTGTTTAGTTAGTAGCTTGAGTTCTTTTATGACCCTTAGAAATCATATTCATGTACGTAGACATGGTATCTGAAACAGGTTGCATTTCCTCAACTCCATTTCCTTCTTCGGTCAATAAACTTTCTTCACCAGACTGCTCTACAGCACTAGTTCCGAAATAACTCTCTTTAATCGTTTGAAGTTTTTCCTTATAGGATTCTTCATCCGAAAATTCAACATCAGCAACCAGACCAACGAACTTTTCAGTTTCAGTATCAGTCATCCCATTAGCAACGTCAGCAATCATGGACTCTTTTACGAGTTCACCTTTTGCTTTTCTCAACTGGATATTTTCGTCCATCTGTTTGTTAAGTTTCTCTTCCAACTCTTCAATTTTTGTCAAGTTGGCTTCCAGAATGTCATACTTCTCATCTGGAACATCAATATAGTGGTCTTCAAAAAGATTTTTCAGTCCACTAATGAAGTCTTCTGCGATCTCACCTTTGAGTCCACGCTCAATAGCAAGTTCGTTTTCTTCCATCCACTGCTCAACGACATAGTTCAAGTAGTCATCAACTTTTTCTACTACATCGGTCATGGTCTTCTCTGCGAGATCTTCCATGATTGAATTATTTTCCTCCTGCATCTTCTCTAGTTCTGTGCGAACTTTAGATTTTACAGCGGCTTCAAAGATTGTTGCAGCTTTTGTTTTAAATTCTTCGGAAAGTTCTTCTCCCTCTACGAGAGCTTCAACGTCTGAAGTGAGGTCCATTCCATCAATTCTTTGTTCAATGGACTCAGAAGCAGCTTCTTTCTCCTTCTCATCTTCATCATCATCTTCTTCCTCTTCTTCTTCTTCCTCGTCATCTTGTTCCAAGATTTGAGATCCGTAGAGTTTTTCTAAGTCTTCTTTCTTCATTCCTTTCATGTGATCTACAAGACCAGCAAGAATGTCAGATTTTAACTTAGGCATTTCTTGAACATCTTCCATTTCTTCCTCATGCTCTGTTTCTTCTGCCTTGGCTGATGCATCACTTGACTTAGTTTGTGGAGGCGATGCTTTCTTACTAGCAGGTTTAGGTGCTGTATCGGGTGAGGCCTTTTCGCCTTTTCCCTCTTTACTGGTATTAGGTTGGTCAATAGTAGGTGCCACTTCACCTTCTAGTTTCTTTGAGGCTACATCTCCCTTTTCACCACGTTTTTTTGGTTCGTCTGGAGCTGATCCTTCCAACACTTCTTCCATCTCTTTATCAAGATCAGACATATTTAAGTCTCCTTTGTAAATTTGGTTAATTATATTTATAATATTAGAGTTTTGAGAGGAACATCTCAAAGGCCTGAGCCTGTTTATTTGCGGAGGCAACTCTGTGAGTTTTTGCAACTTCGGACTCCCTAAGAACTCCGTTATCCCAAATCCATTCTTTGCCTTCCATGATTCCCTCTACAAAAGCTTCTGGCGCTGAAGGGTCTGCAACGATATCTCCTGCTGTTGCAAGAAAAAAATCTTTACCGACATAGTTAGTGTCGCCCTTCTTTTCAAGTGTTCCCATTCCTCTACTAGAGACTCCAAGTTTGGCACCAGCCTTAATAAGTTCCTGAACGATTTTCCCATTGGGTGTATCAAGAACTTTAGCTTGTCCTACAAAATTGTTACCTTCCTCTTGAAGACTTTCCATCATGTGCGAAACCTTATCTAAATTAACAGTAGGTCCGTCTGGATGACCAAGTTCTCCAAAGGCACGATTTTTCTGAAC